TACTACTGTAGCCCTTGGCTTTATAATAATCCTTCCCGTAGATGGGTCAAATTGCCCTGATTTATTATTAATCACAGTGGAAGTACTCATATTTAATTCTGCCGTACTGTTTTTATTTTCAATTGATTTTGATTTCTTTTCCATGTTAGTAGTTATATCTATTTATATTACATAGCTCTCATAAGACCACATACTAAAGGATCTTTTACCTTGATAGCCGTCTCTGATAATATTTCGCAAGAGAATCCATCTAATCTATTTGATCTAATAGCGCTTCCCATATCTTTTGCTGAAATTGGAGTAGTAGAACCAGCTGTATACCACATCTTATATTCTCGATCTCTTTTAGCTAATAATTCAACTAGTACCTCACCATCATTGCTAAGCATAGGTATAAATACACCTGTATATGACATTTTTGGTAATCCAGTACCAGGATATAAAGCAGGGAATTTTGTTACATCATCAAACATTGACAATGGTACAAATGTGATTTTAGAACCTAATATCCCCCTATATGTTGTAAACTCTGCTCCAAACTTTAAAGAATCTCTGATATTCTTTTTAGCCTCTGTATCATTACCAACAAAGAAAGTAGAATCGATAATACGACCTTGTAAAAAGTCTCTTAAAGCTCTTTGGAATGTAGCATATAACCCAGATCCACAAAAACAGAAATAATGGGTATTAGTATGCTCTGTGCTAGCTAGTTGTATATTTTGCAAGAAATCCATAAACTGTCTTTCAGTAATATTTAATGGGTCATAATTAAATGTATTCCCTGGAGCTATTTGGTCTATAATACCAGCTCCTACATTTATTTGTCTTCCATTCTTACCAGCAATACTTGTAGTACCATCTGGTTTAATATTACTGTGGGCATGCCAATCTTTATATTCTTGATCTTGATTAAACAGTAAAATAGTTTGTCTTTCTGCTGCTGTAGTAAAATATTTTTTATCAAACTGCTTCATAGAATTTGTATTCTTATCTATATAAGGCAGTGATAGTTCAAGATATAATCCATCTGTAGCAGCACTTCCTGTCATCAAATTGCTTGCACGTGATATGGTTGTTCTTTGTGAGAATCCCATTGGGAATGAGCGCTTAGTGCTACCGCCATCTGAATACTCTTCAAATGCAGTATATAAATAAGCAATAGGTGTTCCTATTGCAATATCAGATGCTGGTAAAAAAGCTGTAGGGCTAGACTCTACCAATTGTAATGTGTAGAAGAACTCTGTACCTGTTGCAACAGGATCATTCATAACACGAGCTTGAAGCCCAGATGGAAATCCCAATACATCTCCTACTTCAAAATAATTAGTTAAAAATGGAACAACAAAAGGCTGCCCATTAATACCTGTGTTAGTTGCTGGTTTTACTGCTGAGGATATATTTTGAGGTTTTGTAAGTTCTTTTTGAACAAACCACTTATGCTCTGAATTATCAATATAAGTATACCCATCTGCAAGATAAGATAAAATATGGCGCATGTAATTTTCTTTTTTTATCGCCATATATATAAACTTAGCTGTATCAGGCCGTGTTAAAAGACCTTGTGCAAGAAGCGCACTATCTGCTATACCTGAAGAAAACTTCTGAGGTGTAAATTGTAATTTTGTACTTGCCATAAAAATATGTTTTTATATATTATTGTTATATTTTAAAATGTTATTTTTCGTTATTTGAGCATTGCTAAAACATCATCTAGTACAGCATCTTTGTCATTATTGATGCCACTCCCTTCAATGTTCACATGAGGGGTTTTTATATTTGTTTTTGAGTCTGTATACCTTTTAAGGTTTTTAGCTAATGTAGATGCGGCAACTGTATTTGCTTTTTTGTCAAAAAACTTAGCCCCACCATTCAGTGCAATAAATGCCAATTCAATTATTTTTTCAGGGTCTTGTAACACTTTATTAAAATCACCACTAGACATATATTTAATAAGTTTTTGTTTAGTCGTTTTATCTAATTTGGTGTTAGCTATTTCATTCTTTGAATTGATCCTCTGCTCCTGTTCTTTCCAATAAGATTCAATACGTTGTTGCTCTTTTATTTTTTCTTCTTTAGCAGCCTCCACATTTGCTTTAATTTTTTCTTGTGATCGTTCAATAAGAAATGGGAGTGCTTGCTTAGAAGCGTCTAGTAGTAGGCCTTGTTGTTTAAAAGAATCTATTTTCTCTTTATAGAAATCATTCTTTTTGCCTGGGAACATTTCGTGTAAATAATCCCATATAATAGCCTCTTGTGTTGAGGAGTCTGTTTCTATTTCTTCTTTACTTATAGATGAATAATCAAATACATCTTGTAACAGAATTGCTATCTGCTTAGGATCACCACCTTGGGATACATAGTCATTATATCTTTCTACATATTCATTAGCAAAAACAGGCTTGCTATTAGTTTCTATATTATGGTCTATAATAGATTTATAAAAGTTGCTGAATGAATCTAAGTCCAGTTCTTTAGATTCACCTTTCCCATACTCTTCTTTAAACCATTCTTCGTCAAATGGCTCTTGAAACCCCAACTTATCATATAGACTTTTTGCTAATGTAATAGTGGCTGATGTTTCATCTTCTATAGGCAGAGATTGTGATTGAGAATCGTTAGGTAAGGTATCACCCAATTCAGTAGATTCTGAAATATTAACTTCCTCCAACAAAGGCTCTACTTCCTTTTGAGTTTCTTTTTTTAAAGAATCACTTTTAATATCACCTAGATTATTATTTTCTGGAGTAGTGGTGATTTTTGTAGATGGTAAATCATTGGCTGTATGAGCAGATGGCATAGCCACCTCAGCACTATCTAATTCTTGTAAAAACGAATCAAAATCCATTATATAGCTAGGGTTATAGTATTAAAAAAATCATATAAATTTTTTTTATTTATATGTATTAGTAACACTACAAATTTATCTAGCTAAGTATCTGATTATAAAATTTTTGCATAACAATGAATAACTTTGAAGCACATTTATTTTTTATTATTATATTTGTAATAACATTTGTAAAATGCAAAAAAATAAAATAGAAAAAGATGATGTTTGTAAAAGAACATCAATAAGTTTTAAGAGTGTGGCTCTTAAAAAAAAGGTAATAGAAGATGCAAAGTACTATACTGTAAGCCAATCTAGGATAGTAGAAGGTATAGTAAAAAAATATTATGAATCTAATGATAGGTTTAGATTTTAGATTCCACTACCTTCTGATTCTTTCAATGCCATTTCTTCTTTTTTAACATTTGCATCTAAAGAAGCTTTTACAAGCTCAGTATCTATCTTCTTATTTTGAGTTTTTATATCAGCAGCCTTTAAAACCTGATCAGTCATATTTTTACGTTTATCTTCCCTCAACTTTTCTACTTCTATTACATCAGGGATATTATTTCTATTGATATCTTTATCTTGAGCGAATCCTAATGCTTTAATCTGAGCTATTTCCTTACTAGTAGTGAGCTCCTTATCTTTTCTTATATCTTCTCTATCCTCTTTTTCTTTTTGCATTTGTATATCCATCTGTTTAGATTGAATCATAGCCTCATTATTAATTTGTGCTATCTTTTGTTGCTCTTCAGCAAGCTTCTCCTCAGAGAATCCTAATATAGAAGATGCTTGTGCTATAGAATCAGATTGAAGGACTTTAATGATATCAGATAGTTTAGCTTGATTATTTTGTATAGCAGCATGAGATTGCTGCTTAATGAAATCAAGGATAGAAGCATCCTTCACAGAGTTATTAACAAAAACATCAAAATCAGCATAAGGATATTCTTCAGGGTTAACTTGAAATAATATCCTATCTGTATCGCTCATCATATATTGCCCTTGCTTACCATCTATCCAACAAGATTGAGATTCTTCAATAAGCATTGTTAATACACGCTTCTTACAATCATTATGCGCTACAGTAAGGTAATTAGTAGCTATAGTACTTCTATTTATAGAAGTATTCACATTAGATACTGTTTCGCTAGCTGCAATGTCTCCCATCCTTTGTGAAGATATACCGACTAAATCAGCTGCCGCTTGTTTAATCATGCTTATGATACTCATATATTGACCAATAGACTGAGATATGGTCAAATCGAATTCTCTAAATTGATTAAATGATGAAGGCATACCTTTATTAGATTCTTGAGAAGGATCTATAAATGCAATACCTTGATTAAATAAGAAATCAAGCCATACAGGCGTATCGTATTGTTTTGGTATTTGAGTAATATCAAAAAGCAATATTTTCCCTTTTGCACGGGCTATAGCTATTTCAAGCCTATCCCACATAATATTATATAGACGTTGATAATGTCTAAGCATTCTAACAATACTTATTTCTCTAGCATTGATGCTGCGATGTATTAGGCCAACATAAGGGAGTTTACATTTAGAAGGATTATTTATACTCTTATGTTGGTTACGGCGAGGTCCTACGTTTACAAATATATCACTAGTCAATGGCCCACCAAGTTGGGTTGCCTCATATACTTCATTAACCCAATGTTCTTCATAAAATATTTCTTTCCCTGTTTTCTTATAATCCTCATCTACTATGGATTCTTGTGGTAATCCCTGATCATCTATATACCCAATATGCACTACCTTCCTTAGACCTATCCAGCATAAATGCTTAGCAGTAATCATGGTAGACCCATTATTATATATGTTTAAATTATTATTATAATATGATGAGCCAGACCCAGGACTATTATATACCATATCATAAGGCATGGTACCATTTATAGGATAACCTGGGTAATTGGCTCTTACTAAATTCTGACCTTTTATATTTTCTAACTTTTCAATATCTTCAGGTTTTAATACTTTATAATATCTTTCATAAGCGACAGGAACAGGTATAAACTCTATTTCTCTGACCCATGCACAATCTTCTATCCGATCTATATCTGGAGAATTATCAAAATCAATAAATAAAGGGTTACATACTCTAAGATTTGGCTCATTATTATTAGACCCTACATAATAAATCTGTCTTCCAGATGTAAGCATGTGGTCATATCCTTTATCAAATTTCATTTTAGCATTACATACCTGGGCTAAATAGTTTATAGCATGCTGTGCCTGTATTTCTAACTCATCTTTGTAAGTTGACTGCATATGTTTCTCTATCTCTTCAACAGATGAGAATGTATGCCCTTTTTGCCAACCTTGATCATTTTGCAATTGCTCATCAGCAATCTCCCCAGTTTTAGAAAGTTCATCTTTATAAAAACTTTCTAGCATAAGGGATACAAGCTTTTTCTTTTCCTCCATAGTCTTTGTGACCACATCTGGATTAGACTGCATAGCCATAAAATTAAATGGCTTTGCTTGCTCCTCTCCTAGCAAACTATTGCATATATCAAATATTAGTGGATGATTCCCTATATTTATAGGATTATTATCTTCAGGGATGATACCTGTATAGTCATTCATAGATTTGTAGTCATCAGCACATAGATTACCAGCTCTAAGTTCATAGAGTGTCTGCATATCATAAAATCTATTAGAATATGATTGTGGAATTGTGCCTAATAGTTGATCTACATAATTGAATACTGACTTTGCCCAATTCTCTATAGAGCCATACCGCTCTATTTTCTGAGAATTAGTAAGCATTTGATTAGGGAACTGCATATTAAATCTTTAATTAAAACAAAAAAAATAACCCCACCTGGTGCAAAAACACATAGTTTATGCACTAGGCAGGGTCGTTTTATAAAGAGTAATTACAGTTAAACTAGCGCAAATATAGATAATTAATAGTGTATTTGCTAAAAATGCGCCTATGCAGGTTTATTATAAAATAACGTATACTATTTGCTCTATTGGTATAGTTATACGCAATGCGTTAAACTAGGTGTTAGCCACAAGTTAATGACCGTAATCGAACGCAAAATAAACAGTTTCACCATTTGACAATTCAATGTCTTTCGTGTTAATTCCGCAACACATACTTTCTACGGCAACCTCTCTATCTATTAAATTCTTTGTGAATATAAAGTTTCCACTATACTCTTCTTCCAAGCATTCATCAAAGTTCATTTTGCTTTCTACTTCATCAAGTTCTGAATCAGTAATAGTTGGTGAATTTGAATCAACATAGCAACGTAACCTGTGGCTAACAACAGGTATATTCAATTGCGATTTTTCGTTTAATTCGTTCATTCGTACTCGTATTTAAGTTATTTATAATATGATAATTATGTGCTTCGTAGTCCGCAACTGAAATATACCTGCGACCGTTATAGGCAAGTTTTTTACCATAATCAAAAGCTGCCCGCGGACGAGCGCAAACCTACCGCGCCACGCTTTTGGCCATCGCTCACAAAAACCAGCCGCTAACATTGTGTATAAAACATAAAAGCGCGTCAAAGCTTAGTGTTTCAATCCAAGTGTGTATCTCCTTAATTGCTTCTTCGATTCACGTTTAAAGTAGTCAGGCATTTGTTCGTCTGCTTGATAAAGTTTGTGCTTCGATTTCTCAACGGCAAAATAAAACCATTCAGGTGCTTTCCATTTGATACACATACCTCTAAATTCTATCAATGGCAACAAACCTTTTGCTCGGTCTTCGCTATACATTTTGATGTGAAGATTAACGCTCCCCTTCGTTTTTATGAGTGAGCGCAAAAGGTTTGGATGCTTTGTCGGTTTAAGTTTCCCCTGACTATCAAACAAATGGAAAGCCTTACGTCCATCTATGCCGTTTCGGTCGTAGGTTATTTGACGGTCTTGGTGTCCATCGAAAGTGAACAAATGCCTTACCTTGATGTACCAATTAAAGTCTCGTGTAAAATTATTTGAGTATTTCATAGTCTAATTTTGTGTTCGCGCTTTTACGATTTTATACACTCATCCGTTAGCGTAAAGTTGCCTAATGAGCATATTTTTCTTTTCCGCAAAACTTACATTTTGTTGCTGATGTTAGTTTTCCGTCTGATAAAAAGTTTCGGCAAACCTGTCCGCTAACATCGGCTTGTAGCAAGTTTAAAATTGCATCGGCAGCTTTTTCTCCACCATGTATTCCACCATCATTTATATTTCCATTGTCGTATGCCGAAGTCATGTGTTTCAGCATCTCGTCTAATATTTGTTGTTTTGTTATCATTCTATTTGAGTTTTTAGTAAGCAATTTAAAACCTGACTACAAGCCGTGTAACGTTTTGTCATAAATCTTTCCTTTGTGTTTCGCTACAATATATTCAGCATCGCATTCAAATTTGTCTGCCCAAAAATAGTATGCTAAAATCATCAATTGCCCACCTACTATTCCAAGAATTATTTCTATTAATTTGATCCGTATAATTATTGCAAATCCTAAGACAAGACAAAGTATTAATGTCGCGCTCGGTATCATTAGCATTATAACTTTAAACTTGTTCAGGGTTGCCTTCCGTTTTTGCAGTTTCAATATTAATTCTTTTGCTCTCTTTTCTGCCCAAGTTTGTTTGTAGTCATAATTAACACACTTTATATGTCCTAACACCATTGGGGTTGTTATTTGTATTCCAATTGATGATTTCAGATAGAATTCGTGAAAGCAGTTATTTACTTTTGGCAACAACACATTATTACTTTTTTGCTCTTCCATTTACATATTAAATTTATTGATTTAATAAAACATTATCAAATATTCCCATGCGTACTATAAACAAAATATTAGAGTGAACAAAATTTATAATTAAAAGCACCCGCCGCACGGTTAGAGTTCAATACCAAGTACAGCCAAAGAGTTTTTATCCCACTTAGTATCTGAATCAAATCTTTCATTTTTTTCAATTGAACATTCGACTTCTTCTTGCTCTTTTCCATCCCAAGAAATAATCAAAGTAGGAGCAGCCCAATCAAATGCTTTTAATTTAGCTCCTCTGCTTCTCGCAACGTCAGCTTG